AGCAACCGCAGAAGTGGTGAACGCTGTGCAGGTTAGTTACACCACTGGCTACAGTACGGCAGAATTGGTTCCTAAATTATTGAAATCTGGAATGTTATTCTATGTGTGTCATCTATATGAAAACCGATCAGCGGTCACAGATACTGATCTTAAAGAAGTTCCAATGGCAGTGGCTTCAATCGTCACGATCTACACCACAGGGATCTACCACTAATGCGACCAGGTCTATTGCAATACAGGGTGGAGATTCAGACACAGACATCAACTAGCGATGCCATGGGGCAACCTGTGATGAGTTGGACCACATCCCAAACAAGGTGGGCAGGAATAATCCCACTCACATCCAGAGAAGGATTCTATGCAAAATCGGTTAGACCCGAACTTTCCCACCGGATAACCCTTAGATGGTTTGATGGTTTAGAGCATGGGCACCGGATCAAAATGGATGCAAGAATCTTTGATATTGCATCCATCATTAATGTGGATGAAGGCAACCACACTTTGCAGGTGGACTGCGTAGAGGCGGTGAGCTAATGGGGAAATTAGATAAATCACTTTTGATTAAGAAGGGCAAGGTTTCTATTGAAGGCTTAGATGCCCTGTTGCAGACCTTCAAAGATTTAACAGGTGGGAAGAGTGATGGAAAGTTAGTTAGTGCCATGCGCTTTGCTTTGCAGCCCCTGCAGAAGCAAGTGAAAGCTAATGCACCAAAACAAAGAAGCAATAAAAATAAGTCTGGCAGGACTGGCCTATTAAGGAAGTCTATTGCAGTGAAGGCTAAAAAGTTTGGCAGGGGAAGTAAAAAGAAAATATTAGGACTAGTGGGTCCAAAGTTTGGCACTTCCATCACATTAAAAAACGGTCTTAAAATTGAGCCATTTAGATATGCTCATCTTGTTGAAAGAGGGGCAGCACCGCACACAGTTTCACCAAGACGCAAAGAAAAGAACAAAAGTTTTGTGGGTCCAGTTATGCCTGGCAGATTTAAAAGCTGGCAGCACCCTGGTGCAACGGCAAAACCGTTCATGAAAACTGCACTTGCTGCTGCTGGATCACAAATATTTAGTAGATTCTCAGAAAAGATGGCTGAAATTATCTCTAAAATAGGGGTAAAGAAATGATTGAATCCGATTTCTATTCATACATGACAGGTGAAGGATCCATCACAGCACTGCTGGGAACGAGGATCTATCCAGATGCCAGCCCGCAGAATGCAACGCTACCACTTTTGGTTTATGAAAAAACTTCTGTGGATAGGCAGATGACTTTGCGTGGGGCTACTGGTGTTTGCACTGCAAGGATAACTTGTGACATTTTTGCTGCAAGCCGTACAGTTTGCGAATCGATAGTAGAATCAATTAGACTAAGGGTAGATGGGTTTCAGGGAAACTGGAACACCACTTACATCCATCAGTCCAGATTAGATTCTGAGGATGTGGGGTGGGATCTGGAATCTGCAAAAGATACTGGGATCCACCGAGCAACGATTGATGTGGTGGTCTTATTTACTGAAACTGTAACCGACTTTTTTGGAGGCTAGAATTATGGCAGTTCAATCGACTTATGGTGTTACCCTTACTGCTGGCACTGCTGTTGCTGAAGTTATTTCTATAACTCCACCAGTTAGCAAAATAGGTTCGATCCAAGTAACGAACTTAAGCACAGCTAATCAAGCTCATGAGTTTATAGCTGGGTTAGAGGATGCAGGGGAAATGACCTTTGAGTGCAATCTAGACGCAACAAATTTTGCTGCACTTAATGCAATAGCAGTGGCTAGAACGGAATCTGCTTTTGTCATAGCCATTCCTGCACCTATTACCCTTTCGATTACTGTTAATGGATTTATCACAAGCAGGGGCATTAGTTCCATTGCTGTGGGTGATGAACTGATCAAGTGTACTTTCACTGTTAAAGTCTCGGGTATTTGTTATCCAGACTAATAGGAGTCTTTTGTTATGGCTTTATCACGATCACAGATCCTTGCAAAAAAAGACAACTTGCCCAGGCAAGAGGTTTTGGTACCCGAGTGGGAAGGATCTGTCTGGGTCAGAAGTCTGACAGTTGGTGAACGAGACAGCATAGACAACGAATTCAACGCAGCACGAGTCAAGAATAAAACCCCTGACAACCTTAGAGCAAGGATGCTCATTAAAGGGTGCTGCGATGAACAGGGCAAAGCCTTATTCACTGAGGCTGATATTTCAGAAGTGAATGTGTTACCTGCAACGATCTTGGAAAAGATCTTTGATGCGATCTTGAAAATAAATCGTATTGGTGCAGGTGCAGTAGAGGATGCGGAAAAAAACTAAGGGAAAGCCCATCTAGATTATTTTTATTTAGATTGGCTGGCCACTTAAAAAAGATGGTGTCAGAGATCGAGCAAGAGATGAGCCACAGTGAAATGATGGAGTGGGTGGCTTTCTCTCGGATCGAACCCATTGGGGATGCAAGATTAGATTTCTTAGCTGGATCCGTTCAGCATACCCAAGTGGCTTGCACTAGCACTAGCAAACATAAGCTAAGTGATTTTATCCCTGACTGGATGGGTGAGAGGGTAGAGCAAAGGCAAACACCCGCACAGATAGCAGCAATGTTAGGTGGGCTGGTTACTAAAAAAAGGACTTAGACCATGGCAGATACATCTCTAGGAAGAGCCAGTCTAAGTGTTACAGCAGATCTTTCAGGCTTCACATCTTCCCTAGACACAGCATCCACAAAAGTTCAAGCCTTTGGTAGTAGCAGTGTAGCTGCAGCTATGGATGCGGTTAAGGTTACCACCGCAACCGAAAAGGTAACGCTATCGCTCGAGCAACTCCAACAGGCAGCAGCATCAGGTTCCATCAATGCGACCATGTTTAAACAGACCTCTGCAGCAGCTAAGCTTGCAGTGGATCAGATGGTCTTGCTCGATGGCGCAACCCTGTTGTTGATGAAGGATGAAAACGAACTTCAATTCCAGACTGCTAAACTTCAGACAGGCTATAAAGAGCTTGAAAACAATCTGATGAAGACTGATGCAGCATTCAAGAATAATACCTTGCTAATTGAGTTGAACACCCAGAAGCAAAAGCTATTAGCCCTAGAAAACAAAAATGTAATCGCATCCATGCTTGCTGTGGATGATCAGGCAATAGGCTTTGCAGCATCTACCAAAACATTGAACGCAGAACTTGACATCAATGCTAGAAAGCTTGAGATTCAGGCTCGACAGATGATGTTAGATACTGGCGCAACCAAAGCCCTTCATGATGAACTAGTGAAATTAGAAGAACAGGAAAAAGCCCTAGCATTAGCAGAAGATAAAGTGAAGGGTATTAATCAACCAGTTCCAATCATCGAACCACCCGCAGTGGTAGAACCACCCAAGGTGGATACCAACACCCCTGAGTTTGTCCAGGAACAAATCAACCTGAAGTCTAAGACCGATCTAGCATCCAAGGCTTTGGAACTGCAAGCAAGACAGATGAACATTGATTCAGGGGCAACTAAAAAGCTTCATGATGAGATGGTCAGGTTGGAGCAGATCGAACAGAAGTTAATTGCTGCAGAGAATAAGGCCAGGGGAATTCCCCCACCCATTCCAATTAAGCCACCACCAATTCCAGAGAATAAGAACACGGCTGCCTATGTAACCAATGCTAAGAAAATGTCTGCAGAAACAGACATACTTAATAAAAAACTAGATCAGCAAGCTAGGCAGATGATGATAGCTGATGGCAGTGCTGCCAAGTTAGCCAAGGAATTATCAGCATTAGAAAAGGCTGAAAAGAAACTGTCCGATGCTGAAATAAAATTAGGAATTAGAAAACCACCAGAAGAGAAAAAAGCTAAAGAATCTAAAGGTGGCATGAAAATCACTGACATGCTAGGCATAGGATTCTTCACATCCGCATTCAGCAAGATCTTTGATGGGGCTTTGAATCTGGTAACTAAGATCACATCTTCTGTGATTGATCTAGGTGCCAAGGTTATTGATTCTGGAAGTAAGTTTCAGGAACTAGATAACAGGCTTAAGGCACTGACCGGATTTAAAGGGATAGCCAAAGGGCTGCAACAAATTATGACCACTGGCCCCAGTGCCAGCTTTAACGCATTGGGTGAAGCTGCTACCCGATTAAGCCAGATGAAATTCAGACCCGATGTAGTTACTGGTTTAATCAAGGACTTTAACAGACTGGGTGTAGCCCTAGGGAATCCCGAAAAGATTGTAGCCCTGATTACAGATAAACTAGCTGACATGGCTAGTGAGGGTGTGGCAACTATGTCTGCCTTGGGAAAACTGGCTGAAGAGGGGATCCCGATCTTTGAAGCCATGGCAAGTAGGATGGGAATCAGTGTTGATGAATTGAAGAGGCGAGTAGCAGCAGGGCTGATATCAGTTACAGATGCAGCGGTGGGTTTACAAGATGCAGCAGCAATGCCAAACATGGCAGCAGCAGCACAGGAATCTGCCAATAGTTTTTCAGGAGTCTGGAGCAGGGTTACCAATAATATTGAAGTGCTGATTCAGAAACTGGGAACCAGTCTTCTAGAGGGTTTTGGATTAGTCAACCTTGGTGATTCCGTTACAAACTTCTTTGATTCAGTCT